TCAAGTACGTTAATACCAGTTGACTTGTTTGGTGATGGATCGACATCTGGTGTTTGGGCTTCGAGCAAATCAAAGTCCATCATTTTTTGAATGATCTGTCGAAGTTCTTTTTCTTCATCCAGTCTTTTCGACTTGACATGTCTTATAATAGATCTTATACTCTCTCTGAGAATGGTTTCTTCATTCTGGTTCATTTTGTAATGCCTCTTTTCATAATTAGTTCAATAACTTCATCAATCAAACTTAAATCTATATATTCACTCTTCTTTTTCTTCTTGGTCTTTTTGGGTCTAACCGACCCATATCCCAAAGGGGCAGCATATCCTCCAACAGCACCAGCACCAGAAGTCTCATCGACTGTTGAGAGCCCAAGGATGTCTAAAATAGCATCTACGTTCTCTTCACCAACAAAGTCGGCTATTTCAGCTTTGTTTTCTGGTTTCCCAAGTGCATTTCTAAAGTCTGTTGCACTATATGGTTGTCCACTTGCGCGTTGTGTTGGTTCAACACCTGTGTCAGAAATTAACTCGACACCATCTTTGATGTATTTCGCCGCTCCAGCCCAACGGTTGCAGTCACCACCTTTAGTGCTGCATCCTAATATAACTTTATCTCCTAAGTTTAGAGGACCTTCGTCGCCAATGAATTCATATGCTGCATTAATGGGTGATGCATGCGGCGAGATACCTACTCTTACATTTGGTAAGCCACGAAGCAGCACATTCCATATTTTAAGAGAGTCTTCAGCGGTTATTTCTCGTCCATTTGGAAGTCTTCTGCCGCTTCTTGTGGGTCTGGAGATGAGAACAATAACTTCATCTGCAACACCTGCGTACTTTCGCACCATATCGAGGTGTCCCTTATGCGGCGGCTTAAATGCGCCGGGAACAACAGCTACTGTCTTAGGACGACTGACTTCTGCAACTGGTTCTTCTTCCATTTCCTCAGTCATACCTGAACGTCTGGCTCGACCAATAATTTGATTAGCCATGGCAAACGCACCAGTTAGTTTATAGATCTTATCAGAACCGGGCGGATATTCAAATACCACGCCTTCCATTGAAGAAGCAAGGTTTTCAATGTCTCCAAGTTTTGCAAGTTGTTGATCGACCAACTCACCCATTTTTTCATCACCGGATGCTTGAAGGTTTTTAAGATAAGCAATAGACTGTTCTAGCTCTGCTCTCATACGTGCTACTTCTTGGTCATTGTCGGACACAAAGTAACTCTTTACGCCTCGAAGAACTTCAATAGCAAAATCACTAATAGCAACTTCAAGAGGCTTCAGAACACTAGAAATATACTTCATGGTCTTTGTTTTAGAACCAAGGTTAGAGACAGTGTTTTGTAACTCTTTTGGTAAACCTTTCTTTAACTGTACGACAGATATGCCCTGTTCTTTTGCTTTTTCAGGATCGAGCATAAGTGTAGTCAATTTTTCAGTTACATCTTGTGGTAAGCCTACGGAATCAGCATATTGCTCTACAACAAGTTTTACGTAGTCACCAATGGTTGCATCCATTCCAACAGGAGCGGCAAATGACTCGATTTTAGATGTAACGTCTTTAAGAGCAGAACCATCAGCAATATTTTTTAATGCGACCAGTTTTGGACCATTAACGCTCCACTCTTCTTCGCCTACTTGTTCAGTGGCGCCATCAATCATACCGGCAAGTTTTACAAACTTGCTTTTGGTTTGTTGACGCATTTCTGGTGTTTCTTCTTCATCACCAAAATATTGCAAGCCATGAAGAACGATGTTTGGAGAAGAGTATGAAATAATATTGGGATTCTTAGGATACATTATCTCCATGTTAACGTACCTCTGACCGTCCGCAAAGATAGCCTCTATATCCTCGGGGCTTAACTTGCGTAAAGCCGCTGAGACCGCCTTAAAACCGTTTGTAAAGGCATTTTCTGCTGGGTGACCTATCCACTTACTGATATACTCATCTGTGGTCATACCACCTTTCTTGATATCGCCGCTGTTTCTTGCTGTTTTAATTTCACCAGAATTGTCAACGGTCAGAAACAAATTCTGACCGTCAACTTTTTCTGTTGCATTTTTTATTTCTGCATTTGCTACTTTGCCGAGGATATCAACAATTTCTTTGAACGTTAAGTCGGTATCTTCCGACAAATGAGCCATATGTCCTGCAACACCACCCATTATTCTTTTCCTGCTGATTCTTCTAGAATATTAAGCTTTTCTTGAAGCACACCAATATCATTTTCCATTCGTCGAGCGAATCTCTTCACTTCGCGCAAATGCTGCTTAGCCAACTGAAGTCGGCGCTTCTCAGCAATGGTCTTTGGTTTTAGATTGGAAATTATTTCTTGGAGACCCTGAATATAGGTAAAGATGTTTTTATCATCTGCACTCTCGTTAAGAAAATCTCTCCACTGTTTGTCTAATGACATTGGTTTATCCTCGCTTATTTCTAATAATAGAAGTCGTCTGATAAATGTATTTCGAATCTTTTTAAGTTCGATTTTTATATTTACCAGTCATCGTCTTAGCCCTTAAGGTGCTTTGTAAGAACAGCTTTGATTGCCTCGCGAAGAGCTTCTGTATCGGTGGTGGACTCTTCCATCTCCTCTTTCTCTTCGTCGTCTCTCTTACCAGCCATGTGACCCTTATGAGCCTCGGCTAAGCTAGCATTGGTAACCTGAATATCTTCGAAGGGAACGCCTTCCATGATAGTGCCGTCTTCAAACTTCATATCATAGTGGGTGACCTTACCAAGCTCTTCGTTAAAGTTATGACCAACAGCTTCAGCCATCTCGATAGAACCGTTTCTGGAAACACCGCCATGATGTACACAATAATGGTTGGGAGCGAAGACACCAGTATCAACTGCTTCGTTCATCTCCTCTTCTTCCTCTTCTTCTTCTTCTTCTTCCTCTTCTTCAGTAACTAAAGACTCTTCAACAGCCTCTTCGGCTTCCTCAACAGTCTCTTCGGACTCTTCGACAGTCTCGGCAGCAGCCTCGACCTCTTCCTCTTGGACTTCACCGGCTCCGTTGAACTCGTTGAACTCCTCTAAAGTGTTAAATTTGAAACCCCATGCTTCTGAGAGCAAAGTGGAGATCTCTTTGTTTTTCCAATCTTTTGTAGACATCTTTTTATCTCCTTTTTGTAGATGTTCGAAATAAATAGTCTGTTTTATGCTGTCTTCCCAATCTCGGAAACACATATTACCGACTTCATAAGCCTCACGTTCCATTTCACGTAAGTGTTCGTCATTCTGAGCATATCCTTCACCCATCTCGGAAGCATTGTCAAATTCCCCACGACAGTTCTGGGAATGGTGAACTAATTCGTGAGATAAAGACCTCATTATATCTTTTGGGTGTCGCCCTGTGATATACAAAGTAATTGATTTTTGCCCCGGATCATAATAAGCAGTTTTACCAAGTGGGTTGTTTGCATTTTCCGAGTCGCCTTTTAAAAACAATCTCGGAGGCATATTGAAGCCCATCCTTTGTTTAGCAAACGGAAGAAACTTCTTGATCATGGGAGATAAGATATCAATCATCGAAAAAAGCTCAGCAGAATCAATATAAATAGTTTCTCAAAGTTTATTTACTAATTTGAGCGTCAATGTGAAAAACTCTCTTTCTATTTGAGGACCATTAATAGGGATAACTTTAGATATAGAGACAACCCTGTTAGACTGTATTCTGTTCTCTGTTCTCACTATTATACCATAGTGAGTGTTCCATTGTTCAAGTTCTTGGTCCCAAGTAGACCACTCAACTATATCACCCGCTTCAAAATCTTCAGCCGTTAGTTCGCCAAAACCTTGTTTTTCATCCATCACATCTCACAAGCCAAGAGCACGTTCCTTTTTTCAAGAAATGCACACAAGTATTTAGTGCTTCTTTCTCATTATGAAACGGTCCGACTTGAGAAACTTTACCTTTCTCAGAATCTACAAGATGCCTGACGAGATAAACGCCCTCAACAGACGAATCGCCTTTCGTTGTTTTTGATTTAGCCACGCCATAAATAGACTCATTTACACGAGATGCTCTGTGTCATGTGTATTTTTATTTAATATTAATGTCAATAATGATATGGCGGTAAGTTCGAAACCTATAAAATGGCAAGATACCCAAGCAAGGATAAGCGAAAATAAAGTCTTCCAGAATTTATTAAATGTAAAAAGCATTAATCACACCCAGTGTATATAACTTCTTCATGGTTTATTTTAACTATTTTGCCACACTGTGTGTAAATTAAAATTCTATCTAAATCATCTTTTTCGTCATCGATGACCCAAGCTTTTTGACCGCGAGAAACTTTCACGAAATTTCTAGTTCCGTACTCAGAACAATACAAAAGACCAGAACCGACAATACCATACTCTGGGATGATCTCGTCGTCTTCGTCAAAGTCACCACCAATATATTTTATAACTCTTGTTATGAAGTCTTTTATGTATTCTCTAGAAGCAGCCATCAAAGTAACTATGAGGCTATTACGTACATTTATTATTACAGTTACTCACCGAAAACAATAAAGACGTATTATTGAAGAAACGTTTAAAAACTAAAACAATTCCATGATCCAAGCCATAGCAAAACCGACTGCTGCTTGTACGACCATGAATATTGTGGTTGCTCTTGTCTTGAAGGTTTTCAACTCTTGAAGTTCTAAAAGTGCTTCTCTAAGTTGTGGGGGAGAAGCAACATCATCCATCTTTTCTTTCCAAGCCTTGAGATCTTGCACTCGATCTTCTTTGGCTTTTAGTTCAGTTAACTGCTCTTTAACATCTTGCAATTCAGTACGCAGAGACTCGATACCACTAGCCATGGTTTCAAGTTGCTGTAAAACTAACTTTGAGTAGGTTTCCCATCCATTGTTGGTGTTCATAAGGTGTTTCTCCCTGCCTATAAGTAGTGCCGCCGCTAGCTTAAATTTGGCTTTCCCTCGACTACATGATAAATGTCGAAGTTTTCAATACGCCCACTATCAGATGTTTCTTTTTTTAGTTCAAGCATATCGCTAATATTTTTATCTGAGTCGTCGTAGAACTCTATTGTTTTGATGTTATCGTATTTTGGTAGCACAAGATTTCTGATGTATTCGCCTTTATTGCCGCCACTATTACCAATAATGATAACGTTTTTAGTATCCATTGGTTTATCAAACATTTGTAAAGTCATATGGATATCGTCAACTGATATGGGATCTCTTGCGGTTAGTACCATAACTTGTGTGTTTGGGTCTTTAAGCCTATCGCGCATAATAGAGGTTATGTTTGGATTTTCTACTGCGTTGTTTACCTTAGCCAACGGTGAAAAGTCAAACTCATAACCACCAGCAGTTTTCAACTCATCAAATTCTTCTTGAGAGGTAATTTGAAATTTCTCACCAGTTTCTTTGTTAATAACATTGATATATCCAGTTGTAAACGCAATTGTTTCATCGAAATCAAAAATAGAAAGTCTAGAAGCAGTTTCAATGTTTTCTAGTAAAATGTAATTTCTCCAATTTTCAAGTAGGAGTTTCATTTTACTTCCTTTACAGATTGCTCCATCTCATCGTCAAAGTCAGTGCGCAACTTAATCATAGGATTAAATTTAGCATGTTTTCGTTCTAAAAGCAAGGACCCTTGTGGTTTTGTTAGAGTTCCTTCAACTTCGACACCTTCAAAGTCAATTTCAGTTTTCTTTTTATAAACAACCTTGGGCTCTTCGTCGTCACTAGCCTCAGCGATACTGGACAAAAAAAGCAACAACAAAAATGTTGCAAAGAATGATACGAAAAATTTCATTTATATTCCTCCGCCAAACCCTCACTCAATAAAAGAGTGTTAATGTTGGTTTCACCGATAAATAGTACCCCTAAACATCTTCCGTATTTTCCAACTCCGTGAGACTCTAAAACAAAAACACCTCCATGTTGCTCTAGAAGCTCTTCTAAACGTGCCTTGGCTTCTTTCCCTGCCTTCTTTTCCTCAAGGTCTCTAGTACGGGTTTCTGGCGTGTTAATGCCATATAATCGAATGCGCTTCTTAATCCACACATCAAAACCTAAGTCTATGAGCGCATCGATGGTATCGCCATCAATTACCCGTATCAGTTTCGCGTTGTACTTGTACATTTTCTTTTTTCTCGTGTTTATCTTGGGTGGCAGCAAAAACTAATAAACTCATACAGGCAAAGCCAATGATGAGCAAATCAATCACCGCCATACACCTCATATAAATCACGATCTTGTTGTTTTTGTGATTTTCTGTTTGTTAACTTAGCTAAGTAATCTATTTTGCTAGAAAGAGCATCTGTATACAAAAACGGAAATATGGAATGTATAAAACACTTTGTCTCTAAGACTTTTAAAACATAAACTATCTTCCACGCTGCCACCATGTGTTCTAGATATGTTTCCCCTTGTTCTGCGGGGTGTTCTGCAAACTTCTTAAACATTAGTTATCGTACTCCTCATCTATCTTGTCAGCGACCATATTGGTTGCTTTAAGCATATCCTTTTGGTCCACTTCTTTAAGTATGAGGCTTTTTGTTTCTGGCTCATAATACATGCCTATTAAATCTCCTTTGGAGATATTGTTCATGTCTTCTTCGGTTATTACTATCTTACCGCCATACTTCTTTACTAACATTGTAAGAATGTTGAAAAGATATTCGGGATTGTTTAAGTATTTGCTCATGAGCCCAAGAAGTTTTTCCAGTTCTTAACGACGCTTTCGTTTGTTTGCATAAATGCCGGCTCGCGAGCTTTTATAAATTGAGTCAACACTCTCTTGAAAACTACATTAAGATTATCTTCGTCGTCCATTTCACCTTCGATAAGAGTCTTGAATAATTCAGTCATTTCGTCAGGCTCATCACGATTTGTAACAAACGTAACGGTAACTTTGATTTCTCCTCCCACTTCTTGTGCTGTTAAACGCATTTGTAAGAAATATTGTGTATCTATTTCTTTTCGTGGCGACTCTAACAAAGCACTGCGCAAGGCAATTTTAAAGTCGCGAGACTCAACAATATCGTTTAATACATCAGGATTGATATTGTATTCTTCTGGATCATAATAATGTGAGTAATTTGCATATACTTCATAACTGTCTTCGTATTCTCCATCGGTTTCGACATCCCATTCGTATGGAGAGATCTCGCCGTTTTCAATATCGACAGCCATTTGAATAAAAGCACCACCTTGCATATATCCTTCGCGAGCAAAGTAGTTTGTTAATGTTTCTTCAAATGCATCTCGTTTGTCGTCAACAACTGTATCAACTGATTCACACATTTCTTGAAATTCTTCTGGAAGTGCATAATATGAACTTCCGCCTAAGTCTGGGTGTTCTGTGTTGATTGCACATTCCCACGCTATCTGGTTTTTTCCTCGATCCATAGACAGATAAACATTGTCCAACAATAAATCACCATAAATATCATTAATAGCACTTACCGAATCCTGAGTAACATTGTCCCACGAGTTTGGAAGTTTACTCCATTCATCAGCGTCCCAAACAATTCTTATTTGAGCCCCACCAACAATATAAACACCATCATCACCATCGTCTTGAATTTCGTAATTAACAGTGCAGGCAGCCATACGCATATTAAAGTGCTCTTCGATCTCGCTGCATTGTTGCTCATATTGTGCGCGAATATCGCCAAGTAAATCTGCGTCTAAGGCATCTTCTGTTTCGGTGTTCTGTTTAATATAGCCTACAAATTGATCAACGTCAGTTATTCCCGTTAGTTGCATCATAAGTTCTCTGCGTCCAGTTGTTCCAGACGTGTCTTCATAAGAACCACCAAACATAGTAACTCTATCTAAGTCAATTTTGCCGTCTTGTTTTGGCATATTAGCAATGATTTCTTCTTGGGTTTGTCTTGCCCAATCAACAACTTTTTCTCTAATGCCCGGAATAGCAGCACCATAAATACGTTTTTCTGGCACACCAATATCTTGTCCATCATCCCAGCGTTTTGGAGAAAGAGTATCATAATACCGCATATGACGGATACGTGTGCGAGAAATTGGGTTAATATCAAATCCAGCCCCTCCATATCTTGCATCGTCGGCAAATATCTCGCCTTCTTGGATTTCTTGCTCTGCGCTGTCTATATTGTCCGTATATGTGTTTATAAGCAATTCTTCTGTCTCTACCACATAGGCAACCGCCCCATGACCCTGAGCTTCAGCTACAGCACATTTATAGTAAGATTGATAGGCACTTGTACGACTTGCAGGCGAATGGCACGATGTAATGTTATCAAAATCGCTCATTCTCAACACATCGATAGGATGACGAGTAATAATGATAGAATATTTGTCATTTGTAAGATTTTCTATCTCATCTTTGATATATCCAGCATTTTTTTGCCAATATTTGCTCATATTTTGAAAATATTCTACAGTTTCATCCCATTTTGGAGCAAAATAACCCGGATTAGGAATATAATCATACATTTGGTCCGTTAATCTGTCCCAAGACTTTATTTGTTCATCTGACAACACTTTGTGAACCACATTTCCGGATACTTGTCCGGGTCTAATGGCGTAATTCCACCAAGCTTTGCCTTCGCCTTCTTTTTTAATAATTTGGAACAATTCATCTAATTTTGAAGCTGTTTGGGCTATTTTTGGGAACAATTTGCCGATTTTCATCTGAATTTTCTTGGTTTTCTTCTCTGATGGCTCATTTCTACCTCTGCCTAGCAAATCAAGCGCACCGCCTCTTTGTTCTCGTGTTGCAGAGACTATACCTTTGTCCCAATCTACCTCATATTCTTGAATATCAAAGAATTTTACAAACTTTCCAAGATCGGACTCGGTGTCCATTGTTGGAAATGGTATAACAACACGCATTTTGCCACTAAAAAGGTCATTTAAAGGCAGTTTTGCTGGATCAAGATCATCTAAAACGTTTTCGAGCACTCGCATTTCGTCTTCGGTGACTTCTCGGAGTACTTTTTCTTCATAAAAGTCAATTGTTTCGTTAGTTTTCTCGCCTTTTTTAGATCTTGTGCGTTGATTTTTGCAAAATTGCTTCATTGTGAACCCTTTTGGGTTGTCACATTTGCTTTTTCGCTTAGATCTCTCAGACTTAGACCATTCTTCATCTAAATTTTCTAAAAGTTTAGCAGCTTTTGCTAGAATTTGCTCGTCAGTCAGCATATACTTGATTCCTTGAAGTAATTATAACCTAAATTTGTTAATTCTTGACCTTTTTCTCGACCATTATAACTAAATCGCCTTTGCCTTTGATAACGCGATGATAAAAATAAGCAGGAATTGAATATTTTTGACCTTCTTGGAGTGTGATAGGAAGCTCATTGTCCATTTGTAGCTTCCAATTATTTGACTTTACGACCGTGAGGATACGTTCCTCTTGGTCTTGATGCCAAACAAGTTCACTTTCATTTGTATCTTCTTTGAACTCTCGCAAAAACACATTGTCTTTGATGAGCTTTTCAGTAAATGGGTAGTCGTTCATTGTTTACCAAAATCTTCCGGGCACATTTGTACCAAAGTCTTTATGAGCCCTACAAGCCCAGTAACCAGCCTTGGTTCTATCTTTTTTGTCTTTGCAGTTATGACGTGCGGCAAAACTTGCACGAGCTTCAGCGTTGTTCCAGTTGCCTTTAAGACCACCTTTTGAATCACCGTAGGTAATCTTCTTCACTTTTCCAGTTTTTGGGTTTCTTACGTATACTTTGTATTTCTTTCCGCCACCGGTATTCTTTGTTGGCTTTCCGATGGGCGGATCTTTCTTTTCTTTTTCTTCAAGTGTTTCCTCATACATTGGAAAATCAAGAGGAACTCGCTCTCCTTCAAACTCATCCCATTCGCCTAAGTTGGAGTTCTCAAACAAATCTTTATCTTCTTCACACAAAGGAGCTAAGTTACCGTCGTTGTACAGCTTGCGGGCTTCTGAGATAACTTCAAAGTAGTTTTCAGAGCCCACGCGGTATACATTTTCCGAGAAAGGAATGTTGTTATCGATATGATATTTTATCATCTCGTCGCTTTCTTCAAGTTTTTGTGCTGAAAGTTTGGTGTAATACTTTGGATCTTCAAAAACGTGGTCCATTGCAATTTCGTGAGCAATGTTCTCGTCATTTGTGTGCTCTAACTCTGTTTTTACGCCTTTTGAAACTTCTTTTTCAATATCTTCGAGGCTAACATTGTGCATTTTTGCAAGTTGTTTGTGTTTATCTTCCATGCTACCAGTCAGCTTGTCAGTCAAACCACCCGGAATGTAATCTTTTTCTTGTAAAACACTGGTTAATTCGTCCTCAATCATTGCTTGAAGTTGTTCTTTCTTTGAATTACCCCAGTTCTTGGCTCCAACTTTACGACATTTAACAAGAGCACCAGAAGCATAAGCACTTGGCCACACCTTATAGCGTGATTTTACTTTGTGATAGCACGCATCTTTTTTGCCTTCCTTCTCACTAAGGACTGCTTCAAGTTCTTCACGAACAATTTGCTCTAAATCCATTGTTATTTCCTCGTTTTTCTTAGATTTTCCTTTTTTGCCCCATGTTTTGCCTTTTCCGCGCTCTTTACAAGCACCGGGCGTGGGACGACATGAGGGGTATCTCTTTCTTTTCTCGCCAGATTCGCGACCACAAGCCTTATAGCCACCTTTACCATCTGGAGCATTACAGTCTACCCAACCGCTCTTGGAGCCTTTAGCTCCTTTTCTGCCAAACCAATCAGCTAAAGAAGATTCTTTGCTAGACTCGGTACCTGCTTTTTTTCGCTTGGACTTTTTCTCATCCAGCGGACCATAAAGATCTTCCATTTTATAATTCCAGAGCTTTCTCCAATAAATAGATCGGAATTTCATTACCTTCCAACTCTTTTATCTCATCAATTGTCGCCCATTTATAGTCGTCGTGTTCAATTTCACCAGTTTTAGGGTTTGGAATATCGACATTTATATCTCCAGACCATTTTCTGGTTAAGAAATAGTACTTTTGCGGTCTTGGTTCGCCCAAATACTTTAAGTCCGAGACACTACAAGTCAAACCAGTTTCTTCTTCCAATTCTCTTATCGCGCCCTCTTCGATAGAAGTGTCTTCTTCATCGATATGACCACCCGGTATGGTCCACTGCCCGCCTCTATGATCTATATTAGAACGTCTAATAACTAAAAATCTGCCTTTATCGTCTAAACAAGCGACAATACCGACAGATTTTAGCTCTTCTTCTTGAAGAAATGTCTTCCAAGTATATTTCATTATTATTTACAAGCTCTTGCGGTTCCATATGGTACACCAGAACAAATTCTTTTTACAATGTTTTCTATTTTAATTTGTTGTATAGGAGCGACCCAAATCATATTCTCCTGAACTTGTATGTCTGGATGATATTCAACATCAACACCGTACAAGATACCAATGATCTCACCTTTTAAATTGTAAACAACAGAGCCCGAGCAACCAAACCACCCATATGTGTTAAGAATAATCTGCTTTCCTGCTCCATGACGTTCAGCATATCCCGCTACGCTACCAGCAAAAGTCATTAACTTATGGCTTGACGGAAAACCAGAATAAGTTATATCAGTCCCAACTTCAGCAATTCGTTTTTGAGGATCCCACTTCATTGGGTCAGCAGTAATAAATCTCTCGGGTAAATAAAGTACAGCCATGTCTGTTAACTCACTAGACCAAACAAGAGTGGCAACTCTCATTTCTTTGCCTTTGAATACTTGATACTTCGAGCCAATATGACCGTCTGCTACATGTTGTGCAGTAAAAACCATGTGAAGACCTTTATGGACGATATACGAACCACTTCCGTGCCCTCCACCAGAAGCAACTTTAACTGCGGCTTCTCTAACTTTCTTTTGTGCCATATTCATGGCTACGTCAGCATGTTCAACAGGTAAGGGAACTGCTGCTGTGTTTGTTGCTGCTTGTGAGTTTGATAATAGCGACAGCAACATCGCAAATATTAAAGGTAAGTGTTTCATGATATCTCCTATAAGCCACTATCACCGGTATCCGGTGCTGCTATATACCTATAACCAACTTCGACTAAATCACCACCAGACGGCACAATAGTGAAATAAACTGTGTTATCTGATGCTTGGTAGTACCAGTCGTAATTTAAAGAACCGTTGATGAAAACTCTAATAGAGTCCTCTTCTGCTTGGTGAGTTAATTTTATATTTTCTATTGGATCCAGTGAGCGTGTCGCGTCAGTCACACCCGGAGACCAATCAGAATCACAGATGTCTACCACAACCCCACCAAAAGCATTTGTGGCTTCCATGTATCTTTCTCCAACATCTAATGGACTAACAGCCCAACTGCATAACGAGGTACCAAATTCATGGTTTACGATGCTAGCCATAAATACCGACCCGCCTCGCAAAGAGCGGTACCAACTTACAAATTCCATTGCTAATGGATATCTAACATTGCTTTGCTCTTCTTCATCAGAAACAAACACAACTAACAAGCCAGCATCTGGACGCATCCAAGTTGAAGAGTAAGGGTTAATAACGATGTACTGATATACAGACTCAAAGCCCTCCTCTAAGCCTCCATTACCTAATGTAGACATCATATCTGCCGCATCGGCTACATCGTCACCCGGAATAAGAGGAAACTCAGTACTCAGCACAGAGTCTGTTGGGTCGGCACTAATCATTACAAGACGCCAGTCGCTTGTTGGCAGAGCTAATAACATTGCTTCAATACCGGCTAACAACTGCGAGTTATAAATATGCATAGAACCTGAACGGTCAATAACCCATAAGATATCGATACCTTCAATAGAGTGATGTTGAGTAAACGAGTCAACCCAGATCTCACCTTCGTTGACCGGAACCTCAACTTCTATATAAACTGGAACCTCAATCTCGACGACCGTTTCAACCGGAACCTCTACGATCACTTCCACTTCTTTTATTTCAGATATAACTTTTTTCTCTTGACCGATTGAGTAATCAGTGTAACAAGACAATAAGCTTAAAACAAATAAAAACACTCCCACATTTAACCCTCCTATGCAGTCTTACGACATAGTAAATATGTCGCTATCCGTCTTCTCGACGAAGAAGAACGAAACTTAATAAGATCATATTGCAAAGAGATAGTATTTCAAGATCATGGAGGTTATTCATCGAACCCCATATCAGCATCCATATATTAACAAAGAAAGCCGCCACAGCAATTGGAAACATGATCTTATTAAGCTTGTCCACTAAAGTAACTATCAGCTTGCAGAAAGAAGACGCAATCTAAACAAATAAGATCTCTCAACAGCAGAAGTTCGCAGGTTTAAAATATGACATACAGGAAACATAATCGTTTGCTTATCTTCCCGCGCAGGTCCCATTTTAAGTATGATGGCAGGTTCGGTATGAGGATGATCGCCTATCAATACCAGATCACCGACATCAAACTTCGAAATTTTTTCCATATTTTTTCCTAAAATTATTTCAGCTTTTGCAAATCACTACTTGAGAAAAGGTCATACAAACCAACGACTATCGAGATCTTGAGACCATCTTCTTCCATTTGCAGAGTCATAGGCACCATATTATCCGACTCTTTAGTCCAGTGAATAATCCAAAAGTAAACATCATCATCTTGCATGCTAATACGACGGACACGCTCTATCAGAATGCCGACATTATTAGAAGCAATATCAACGATCATATCGCCGGGTACTAACTTAATACGTTCTGACTCTTCGCGCAAGTTTGTTTGCATAGTTTCTTAAATATCATCCAATACGATAATAATCTCCGACTTGATTAAATTATGCAAGCCACCTTCCGACCAAAACATCTTGCCTTCTTTTGACGACAAAGTTTCCCACACCCATACTTTAAAAAAGTCGGGATTAATCTTAGCATACGACGGCGCTTCTAGTCCTTCGTATGACCAAAATCGTCGAACAAGTATGATAAAACTTTTATCGACGACATCGTACAATACCATGCCACTTCTGAGGTCCACATAGTAACTAGGTGTTGTCTACAGTTTAAGCCAACCTACACGACCAACAGCACACTCGCTGACGATCTTAATATCAACAGCATCGTCTAGCGTAATACCATTGCATTCAATAACTGGTGAGTGATTAAATGGCTGTAAGGGAACAGTGTCGCCCACGGTTTCGTAAGGAATGGGCAGCATCTCGGGCTTGGACACCACTTGCTCTCCGACTAGTCCCGCAGATGTTCCGGCTAATGCGCTCAGCGTTATTGCTATTACTTGCGTTTTAAACATTTTATATCTCCAACAGCGGTCTATACATAGTCCCGCGTGTCACTAAGTTACACTTTAATTCGGTCAATAATGTAAGGATGATGTACAGACATATCCTTGTACAGCTTTTTAAGAACTTTCTTGGTAATATCACCAATGTCGTCCTTGATGTTTTTCGACTTGATAGCTTTTGCTACTTCATCTTCGACCATTTTCTTAAGTTCTTTTGAAATCATGCGCTGGATTTCATCTTTATCGGACTTGGTAAGCTCTTCAAGCACGATAATGCGCAGTTCTGACTTTTTGATTTTCATGTGTATAATTAGGTGCCCGGTATCAAATAAGCCAATTTAAGGTTTATAGCCTGCGTAAAACTTCGCTTACCGGTTCTTAACCAATATATGTCGTACAACTCATTGCCATACATAGAGTACACTGTATCCACCACAATACCAACATCGTTGTTGTGTAAGTCGTCATGGGCTGTTACTCGTACTGCTGTTGGGTAATAAAAGTACTCTACGTACTGAACCAAGTCACCTTTGACGTATATTGATGTTAAGCTGCTGCCGGTATTGTGTGCCACATTATAACTATGCTCTAATCTGTAAAATTTTTAGGCGCGTAATTTTTGCCTGTGTGCCTTTTTAATCTCGATATGGTGTGTATCCACTGGCGTTCTTTAATTCCGCGGTGTGGGTACCTTAGCCACCAAATTTCGACCATATTCATGGACGGGTAGTCGGGTTCCTTTTCATTAGTGCCGTCAAAGATGCGAATTATGATGGCAAGTCCGCCATGGCAGTCGCATGTGACCAGATCCCCGACTGCAAAGTCATGGGCAGGTGCTTTTTCGAAGAACTCTTTGAGATGTGCCACGTAGTAACTACGCGCTCAGGTTCTTATATCTCAAAATTTTAGGCGCGGATCGAAAACGTACTTAGCCACCACATCCAGCACACACCGAACATAGGGACATATATCCCGGTAGGGGGGTAGGGGGGTACCCCTAGCACCTCGTCAAGCAATTGTCATTCATTCACTGAACAGTTACTGTAACAGTTAAACCCTTTCTTTAATGCAATGGCATAAACAAATAATACAATAGGAGTAAACGATACTATCATACATCCTTTATCTAATAGTCTTCCTACTCTTCTTCTCATGCTTCGCCTACCTCTGTTAGTTCAAACATGTCTGGGTTTAATATTACAAATGCGTCTTCAATGTCTTGCTCATTTTGTGATAGCCAAGCACGAGCAGTCAAAGGAACTGTTACAGATATTACTTTTATGTTCTCGAAACTTTGGGACATGTTTGTGCGAGCTAGCAATCCGTGTAGGATAAGAGACTGCACATCTCTCCATATGTCTTCGTATGATGCCGGCAAACAAGTTGCGATAGAACCGATAGTCCAGTCATATTGTTCAGTATCGAGGATGATATGCAGGATATCAATCTCTGTTGCAGTCAGTTTAACATCACCTATTTTAATAAGTAATTCCATATATAGTGTCTCCCACTCTCTCTTATACGGGAATTCGCTAATCATTTGCATGCACACACACTATATGTAGTGTCTGCCCTATTCATCAACACGCCATTACTAGCACAAATGCAGTCACAATTATGATAGCGCCAATGCCGTCAGATATGTTCATCATGTTCTATTCTCTCTCTATACTATCATAACACGCAAATCACATGCCGTCAATGTATATTTGTATGCGACGATCGTGTCGCGTAAGGTGTTGGAATTGCTGGTCACATTCGCTGGACGTGAGTGCAGGTTGTAAGCGCATTATGCTGTCGCATGTAACTTACAGGTTGACAAAGAGTGGTAGAGACTACATACTAAGCCCCAACCACATCCCCATCACATTTTCTATCACATTATTAAAACAACCTACATCATTAACTCATATTACATGTGCACTATATTGCACCTACATCCACTGTAAAGCATTATACTACTACTTTGCTATATAACTCTGCTACTACTGGTAATGCTATTCTCTGTAAACATTTAAGAGAGTTATTATATAAAACGTAATTGTCTCTCGTTATCTCTACCACTACACAGTAAGCACGTGTTCTGCTATTGTCTAATGCTTTTCTTTTTACTAGGTCTCCGACTTGAAACATACAGCCTCTATCGCTTGCAAACGCTTTTCTAGTGCTTTCTCTCGCCTAGACTCTACAACTGCTGCCCATACAGCGCCAACAGTTCCAATACCTACCAACATACCACCAATAAACATACATCTACTCCTATTATTGTTTTGTTTCTACTTCTTCATCGAACTGTTTGATCATCTGGGATATATCAGCCACAGTTAAGGCTTTCTTATTTCTATACTTGTTTTGCTCTCGGATCAATTTGTTGTACCGAGTCTTGTCGTATTTGTTTATATGCAGGTTTTGTATTCCTATTGCCTCCAACTTTGCTTTGAATAGTTTTATATCTTTTAGTCTCGCGGAGTCTGCATCTACCTTGGAGTCCGCACGTGTTAATACTACTTCTCTACCAGTCAAGCGACCGTCAATAACTTCAACGATAGTCTGGGAGATGTAATATTTCATTTAGCCGCACACGCATCGTCACATGCATATTCCATCTCAACAATGATCGCCCACATATCTCTACCGTTTGTATACCACGTGTTAGCATATTCGGGAACCTTTCTAAAGGTAAAGCCATTGACGCGCCAGCCGGTTGTTGACAGCTTTTGATTGCAATAATCAATCGAGTATTGTCTTTGTTCTTGGCTTTGTTGGTGCCAATCGATCCAAGCTGCTTCGGCTCTGCCCCAGCTACCACGACGACGGATCAAAATGCTCTGCTTTGTTGAGCCAACGCGGGCGTTCTTCTCAAACTCTTTAGTCAGGTTGTTAAATAAATAACCTGCATCCCTGCTAAACAGTTCATCGGGAGTTTGACGCCGGATGTTAGCGGGCGATGGAAAAGCTGTACGTGTCATGTTATAAACCTCGTCGAAACGATTGATTGAAAAAAGGTGGGATCTTTGTTTATGCTCGCAGCCCTTTCGAGTCGTTGTCTTTATTAGTGCAGCTTTATTGCTGCTAAGTTAGGAGGGTGGCTAGTCCTCTTATAGCCGTTTATAGGGAGTCTTCATTATCTTGACCTCTCGCGCTTGGCGCTTTACGGGTTAGGTGGGTTATTATTAAATGTCCTCGCCGGCTTCAAGTGCGGCAAGATCAGCCTTCTCGGCATCGGTCAAATACTTAGCGTCCTTGCGCTTGAGAGACTTCGCGCTCATCTTGGTAGGGTTTGCATACTCGGCGTTGCAGCCATCAGCGAAAGATTGCGCCCAGTCGCGCTCAGGAAAGTCCATCACGGCTTGCTTGCCTTGCGTGGTCGAGTTGCGGAACACAACCCACATGCGCGGACCAACTTGCTCGACGGTCCAGCCGGTGATTTGCTTGCGCGTTGGAGGCGCAGGCGCTGGCTTGTAGTCGCGAGAGGTTTGGATTTTGATTTGATCGATAGCGCGTTGCATAGATGAACTCCTTTCTTTCTATACTAATAATATAACATCGGAGAGGGTGGAAGTCAACAACTAAGTTGTCAAGAGAATGTCAGAGACTACTTGATCTCTTTGATGTTCATGGGCTGGATTGCGTTTGTTGGAAGCTCTACGAGCCGTGCCGCCTCATACATATCACGAGCCTTGACGATACGGGTTGCGCGTGGACGCATGGGCTCCAGAAGGTGGAAGGTGACGCGGAAGGTTTTGAGGGGCAGGTCTTGAGTGCGAAGCATTTGCTTTCTCCTTTCTATACATATAATATAACACAGGGGGCGGTGGATCGCAAGGGTTAAGTTGTCAAGAGAATGTCAAGCAACCACTTGCAAGTCGGACACGGAGCAGAAGCCAGTCTTTTGAGTGGAAGCCCAGAACACGCGAGCGATCTTGCCGTCAGCCAGAAGATCAACAACAAGCCCGTGGTTTGAGTTGTTGCGTCCTTGGATAAAGCCGACGTTAGTTACGATGCTTCCGAGTTTGATCATAGAACTATCTCCTTTCTATACTAATAATATAACACCCGCGGGGGTCAAAGTCAATGACTAAGTTGTCAAGGAAATGTCAGGAGGCGCTAACAAGTTCCAGCGTGTCTTGGTTTGCGCCGTATTGCTTTCCGTTAGACCACTGAACGAGCCATCGGACTTCAATCGGATCAATAAACTTAACGAGGACACCAACCGTTCCCCACCGATCCTTTACCAGATCACCGACTTTCATCTCAACAGCTTCTTTGGGTGCATAGTATATGGACACGCTTTTCTCCTTACTCTTATAATATAGCATCGGATGGGCTGTGGGTCAATAGTGATCTTGTTAAGAGAATGTCAGGCGATCTCGAACATCTTTTCATTGATATGCCGACACTTGCGACGGAAGGCAAAGCCAACGCAATTGCAGCGCCAGATATGCCCATCAAAAGACACGCTATAGTTTTTACCTTTGCTCCCGGCTACATTCCAAGTTTTTGCCTCTGTCTCGACAACTTCTCTGATCCTTGGCTTGTAGATCATATATTCGTCGATAGAACCAAGTGTAGCAGTCTCAGGCACCGCTACCCAGAACTGACCAGACACCGCCCACTTTTGGCCGTGACCATCAGTGTAAAGCATGGGCGGCATATGCACGATAACGGGAAGAGTGGTCATTCTATGCCTCTGCTGGAATGATGGTAGCGACGGAGAGAGTTGTGAAGGTATCGGCTTCCTGCGCGGTGATCGTAGGATCATCGAGCGTGCCTTGCATCATGAGCGCCGTGATCAGTTGTTCGCAAACAACCATTGAGCGTTCCATGGGGCTGAGGCTAGACTCGTTATCAGTGCGGATAAGAGGGATAGTGATCATGCTTTCTCCTTTCTATGCTTATAATATAGCACCGTTAAGTGCTCTCGTCAAGGTTTGAATTGTTAGAGACTTGTAAAGTGTTCCAGAAACATCTTGTGGATCTTTATGGGCTCGCTGGTTCCGAGCAAAAGCACGGAGAAAACTTCATAGCGGTACACGCCTCGCTCGTGAGAGTCAAGGACTAGCCCCACTCGGTCATCTGGCCAACCATCCTCGTGTGTGCCGTCTGTGATCTTTACTAGATCTCCGGGCTTGAACTCGGGCACTAGAACGGAACCTCATCACTCAGCGGCGATGACTCCCATACAAGCGGGTTCATTATCACGGGGCTAGATGCCGTGTGCTTCGCAAGGCAAACGTGCTGAGAGGTCGTCATTGATCTGAAGCCGCCAGCCGGAGCGGTGTAGTCTGCGAGCACCAGCACACCAGCAGGAGTTCGAGATCCGATCTTGAGGTCATAACTATACAAGTCAGTATAGCCGTCATCCCAAGCCACGCTCTTCAAAGAAAGCGAGTGGTTACGGGCACTTACGCCCTTTGTCCAAGCGTCAATTACTCCGTCGTTATCAAGTCGAGGTCCAGTTGCAGGCATGAGTTTTCTCCTTTCTTGTTTATTAAATATAGCATCAAGAGTCTCCGAGATCAAGGCGAAGACTGTCAAGCACTTGTCAAACATCGATAGCAATAATTCGCTCGGTGGTGGAGAAGTAAGGACGTGCAGCGTATTGCTTCGTGGTCATCCACATGCGCTGGCACTTGGAAGCGACTGGCTTAGGAGCCATCAGATCCGTGAGGATAATGTGACCGTCGAAGTTGTGATCGTTGACGTACTTGGTTGGGGCGTTGAAGTCTGTACCACCAGTAAGAACACGCTCGGTCTTCTTGTTCTGACCTTTCTTCCACGTGTAGATCTTGTCCTCAGCGACCTCAGTATCGAAGGGGATCACGGTGAACTCTGCGATCTCAGCCAACTTGTTCAACTCAGAGAAGAACGCGGAGAGCATACCATCATCAACGGAGCCCGACTGATCGATGGAGATAGCGATCTTGGCGTGACGGCGGACGCGCTTGCCGGGATGGACCTTCGGAAACCGCTTGTTAAGGCGACGAGGAGTAGAACGCTTGTCGGCGCGTTGTGAGGTCTTGACGAAGTATCGAAGAACTTTACGCCAGTCAACCTTGGTCGCAACGCGCTCCATGATGTCTTGGCGCATGGAGTGTGAGACAGAGCCCCAATTGTTAGACTTCTCGGCTTCTTCAGCAGCCTTCTTAACCGCTTCCTTGAGGCGCTCCTTGGCGATCTCCTGCGTGGTGCCGTCCGCGCTTCCAAAGCCCTCGTGAGAGTCCATAGAATCCGCATCACCGAAGGGATCGCCGCCCTCACCGTCTTGCTCCTGCTCATCGCGCATCTTCTTGAGTGCTTCGAGATACCACTCGTAGGTCTTGAACGGAGGAAGATCCTTGAACATACCCTCGCCGGGAATACAAGCCTTCATAGGCTCACCCTCGCCAACAACAGGACCGGGGTTAGTCTCGCTAGGAAGGTAGTCGGAGATGTGGCAGTTGATAGAGAGGTCCATCGCAATATTGTCGATGCGCTTGAGCCCATCGCCGGGAAGGCGACCAGTCACGTGCTCGAAGATCAGGTGATAGAACTCGTGCATCAGGATGCCTTGAAGGTGACGATCGGAGAGTGCGCCCATGAACTCAGGGTTGTAGAGCATCTCGAATTGACCACTATCAGGGTTGACGCGCACACCAGCAGTCGGAACGGCTGTGGAGGAGATCTTGTCGATGCGGCGTGAGAGCGCAGCGAAGAAGGGCTCGCGCATAAGCAGGCGAGCGGTGTGCATGTTCAGGTTGAAGGGCTTGGCGGTCTTGTCGTCAGACATGTTCTTTCTCCTTACATATATAATATAGCATCATGGAGGGTGAAGGTCAAGGTTTAAGTTGTCAAGGAAATGTCAGGGGCGTTTATACCAAGCGCGTAAGCGAACTTCATCAATCCAACCTTGCTCTCTGTCAATGTGGAGTTTGAACCTGAATCTTTTGTTGGCTATGTCGCCATATTTGGTTTGTGATGTCTCCTCTTTGTCAAGAACGATCGCAGGCTTGCCGTCCCTGATAGCGAGCAGGAGATCACCAATTTTGATGTTATCAGTCCACGGCAGAGACAACGATCAGATCCTCCGCGAAGAAGCGCATGCGCTCATCAGTTTTAAGCCATCTAATTTCATAGTTTGTAACTCTACCTTGGGGATGGATAGACTTGTCGATGACCATGCCTAGCCCGTGCTTTCTAAAGAACTGAGTAGGCATATCACCCGGACCAGCAAGCCGACAGAGATCCCCTAACTCGGGTTCCCTGCCGACTGGCGGCAGCCTATGTCTCATCGGTGTTGCCGCCGAGGATCTCTACAAGGTGATCAGACACCCGACGACCCTCAGTAGTCTCAGCCTTGTGGAGCGCCACAACATTATCAATGTTGTCGGCATCACCGAGGACAGTCCACAACTTCATAGCGATCTCGGACGGAAGGCGAACGAAGTACTCAGCCAAGTTAGTGATCTGGTCCTCAGTCAAGTTCTCGGTGAAGACCTTGGCTGCCTCGAACTTCTCGATCATAGCCGCGTGATCGTTGATACCCCACTT